TTCTTCTTCGCACAATCGGCTGCGCAAATAATACAATCGTTCATGAATGCGTTCACTGGGTCAAGCACCGCAAGGTTTTTGAACTCGAAAAGCTGTATAACGAAAACGCATCCTGTATCAGTTGCGAAGTTGTCGGCGGAGCCGCCGCTGCTGTTGCAAAACAGGCAACGGAAATGATGGAACGTCAGGCCAACCAGCTTGCTCCGCGTATCCAGATGCCGTCAGGTCCCTTCCGCGCCAAGGCGAAAGAATACATAAGCAGATTCATGCATGAAAGCGGAGCTGGTCACGAAAGCCAGGTTATGGAGCAGGTCATCGAGGCGCTCCGAACCGACTTTGTGGTTTCTAAACAAGCCGTAAAAATCAGACTTGTTGAACTGGGCTTTGACCAGGCAATCGGAACATACACCTATCTTGACGGACGCTATGTTAAACCTCATGGATTTAAGAAAGGCGCCATCAAGTCAAATCAAACCTTCTCCCTCTCCGCACAGGATGCCGCGTTTGAGAGAATCGTCAATCCGGAACTTCGGAAACTGACAAGCACCGGCGACTATCTGTTTGTGGACAACCACTATGTCTACAACGCACCTCAGTATGTTCAGCGGGATAATGACGGCAGACTTGATCTGACGGATTACGCCCGGTCCCATATGGATGAATGCTGTCTTGTTTTTGATATGAAAATCAAAAGCGGCAGCAAAGTCGGTGAGGATTATCACACGGCTTGTTTTCTTAACCGTGAAGAAAACAATTTCGAATTCGAGCTGAAATTCAACAATATCTATAAGCACATGACTCCTGCCGCACAGGCGGAGTACAGAAAAAAAGTTCAAGAAGAAGAGCTTGCAATCCGCAAGCAGATGACGGATGATCAAGCTCAGTGTATGGAACTCCTGCTCGGATGGAGAAAAATGAAGCACACCGAACTCGGAGACGAGATTGGAAGAAACGAAAAGACCATCAGCAGAATTGCAAATGGAGACACAAAACCGAATGTGGCGACCGCCGCATTGATCTGCCTTGGTTTAAAACTGTCTCCCGTTATCAGCGACAAACTGATGGAAGTGTTCGGCTACAAAATCAGCAACTCAATGAAAAGCGAGGAACAATGGATAAATGAGGCGCTTCATGTCAAATACCCCGAACCCATATGGGCGGTTCAGGAGTATCTGGCGCAGTACGGAGTAACTTTGGAATAAAAAATTCGGCAAAAAACGGACACGGCCTGTCCGGTAATAAAGCAGAAACAGACAGATCGGATAGCGATATCCGGTCTTTTTCTATATAGTTTTCAGGTTTGCAAGCCCGGATTGTCTGTAAAAAGACAGACAGTCCGGGCTCTTTTGCGTTTTTACGGCGTTTTTGACCGGACACGGCGTGTCCGTCGCGATGCGGTTTGCCTGTGATATAACAGTCGAGGGCGAGGGAAAACGCCCGAAACAACACAGCCGACTATCCGGATAGAAGGCTGAATCTGACAAAGGAGGCAAATCAATGAAAAACAGCAGCCGCAAAGATCTAATTATCAGCATTGAGAACTGCATCGATTTCATTGGTACTCATTTGGATTCAGCCGACAAAGTCGTCGGGTCTGTCCTCAGAAAGCACCGTGTGCGAAATCTTGAAAAAGCAAGTTTGAGTGCGCTCAATGATATTTTCAGTGAGCTCTACGCAATCGAAGCAGACCTGAGGTAACCCCTTCGTTCCGGACACGACATAAAACCGTCCGCCCTCATTTGCTGCGCCAATTGATCGATGGCGGCTCAACGGCCGGTGAAGGTAAACAACTGAATACCACAGCTGCCTATTGAGCGGGTTGCTGCAGACAGAAACGGAGAAAACTCCGCCATGACTGCGGTTTATTAACCATACCCTTTTGCAGCTGACAGAAAATTTCCTCCGTTTCGGAAAACCAACGGAGGAAATTTTTATGTCAAAGAACAAATCTCAAATCTATCTCAAGGCAACCGGACAGTGGGTTCCGGTAAGCGAAGAATTCCACAAAGCGTATTTTCACGAAATCGATCTGTTCCGCAGGAAGCAGATAAGAAGCGGATTCTGCAAATGCACCGGGCCTAAATGGTGGCTGTGCGATATGGATTGCGGCGTGTGCGAGTTTCGATGCGCCAACAGTAAATACATCTCTATTGATGCTCAGGTCGGCGAAGGCAATGATGCATGTTCGATTGCGAACGCCATCCCGGATGATTCCGGTGATGTGGAAGAGACTTTGATGCTTGCCGAGCTTTTTGCCGCTCTTCATGAGGAACTTGAGAAGCTCGATCCCGACGGCAGACGCATCTGCGAACTCATTATGGAAGGCAGAACGGAGCGCGAGATTGCCGCTGACATGGGCAAACGCCAGTCCACCATAAACTACAAGAAAAATAAGGCCTTTTCCATTCTTCGTGAAGCATTGAAGGATTACATCTGAATTCTTTCGGGGCTCACAAAAAGTTTTTCATTTTTTCGTTCAAACCGTTCCTTCATGACCGGTGGGAAGAGAGGACAGCAAAACAGAAAAAGTCCCCGGAAGGAGGAAAATACATGAACGAGTCCAAAACAAATGCGGCTGTAACCGATGAGGAGCTTATCGTTGTGCTGACGGCTATCAGCGTGGTATCAAAGCATTTAGCCGAAAAGCTGATAAGGCTCAGCCGCACAGGCCAATCAACGGAAGGAGGAAGAATCAATGGGCAAAATGAGTGAACTGGACGCCGTCATCAGAGAACTGCGCGATACCGCTGCTTCTATTAACTCGATTGCCGATCACCTTTTCTCTTCTTTCTGCGGCGTGGAAACACCTGCTGAGACCGAAAAGCCGCTTTCTCTTGAGAAAGTCAGAGCGGTTCTGGCGGCAAAATCGAGAGACGGCTTTACTGCGCAGATCAGAGAACTGCTGCAAAAGTACGGAGCGGACAGACTTTCAGCTGTCGATTCTGCGAATTACAAAGCGCTGCTTGAAGATGCGGAGGGTTTGACCGATGCCGGATAAACACGCTCTGCTTTCCGCCTCTTCATCGCACAGATGGCTCAACTGCCCGCCGTCGGCAAGGCTCTGTGAAAACTATGACGACAAAGGCAGCGACTTCGCAGCCGAGGGCACGGACGCTCACGCGCTTTGTGAGTACAAGCTGAAAAAAGCGCTCGGCATCCCGGATGAAAACCCGACGGACAATCTGTCGTGGTACAGCGCCGAAATGGAAGACTGCGCGAACGGTTATGCGGCTTTCGTTACGGAACTTGTCGAGGATGCGAAGAAATCCTGCCCTGACCCCGTTGTGCTGATCGAGCAGCGTCTCGACTATTCAAAGTACGTTGCGGAAGGATTCGGCACCAGCGACTGCGTCATCATCGCGGACGGCACGCTACACATCGTCGACTATAAGCACGGACGCGGCGTTCTTGTTGAAGCGGAGGACAATCCGCAGATGAAGTTGTATGCCATCGGCGCTCTGGAACTGTTCGACTGTATCTATGACATCAGCACCGTCAGCGTGACGATTTATCAGCCGAGGCGTTCCAATGTCAGCACTTTCACTGTTCCGAAAGAGGAACTTTACAACTGGGCGGACAATGTTCTGATTCCCATTGCAGAACTCGCTTTCGAGGGCGGCGGCGAATACCGCTGCGGAGAATGGTGCCAATTCTGCAAGGCAAAAGCAGACTGCAGGAAAAGAGCGGAAGCAAATATGGAACTCGCAAAATACGAGTTCAGGCAACCGCCGCTCCTGACCGACGAAGAGGTCGAAGACATTCTCGGCAAACTTGACGGACTTACTTCCTGGGCAAATGACATCAGAGATTATGCCCTCAGAGCTGCCATCAGCGGAAAGAAGTGGACCGGATTCAAACTTGTTGAAGGGCGCTCCAACCGCAGGTACACAGACGAAAACGCCGTCATTGCCGCCGTTCAGAACGCCGGATTCGATCCGTATGAACACAAGCTCCTCGGCGTCACTGCCATGACTTCTCTTCTCGGAAGAAAACAATTCAATGAAATCCTCGGCGGTTATGTAACCAAGCCGCAGGGAAAACCGACGCTTGCTCCGGAAAGCGATAAAAGACCGGAAATGACAACTATTATTGATGATTTTAAGGAGGACAATTAAATGTCAAATTCTACAAAACCCGTAAACCCCATGAAAGTTATCACAGGTAAGGACACACGCTGGTCATACGCAAACGTATGGGAGGCAAAGTCCATTAACGGCGGCACTCCGAAGTTCAGTGTTTCGCTCATTATTCCGAAATCCGATACAACCACCGTTCAGAAAATCAAGACCGCAATCAAAGCCGCCTATGAAGAGGGACAGGCCAAGCTCAAAGGCAACGGCCGTTCTGTTCCGCCTTTGACCGCGATCAAGACCCCTCTGCGTGACGGCGACACCGAAAGACCGGATGATCCGGCTTACGCAGACAGCTGGTTTATCAACGCAAACTCGTCCACCGCTCCCGGCATCGTTGACGCCGACTGCAACCCTATTCTCACCCGTTCCGAGGTGTATAGCGGCATGTATGGCAGAGCGTCGATCAACTTCTACGCTTTCAATTCCAATGGAAACAAAGGTATCGCCTGCGGCCTGAATAACCTTCAGAAGATCCGCGACGGTGAACCGCTCGGCGGCAAGGCAAGCGCGGCGTCTGATTTTGCAACCGATGCCGATGAAGATTTCCTGGCTTGAGGAGGTAAAGACAATGAGTGAAATAACCATATCTCCCGTTCTCGGAAATATTCTTGTCATTTGCACCCGTATCGTAATGCTTGCATGGGCAGCGGCCGGCATCGGTATGTTCATCAGCACGAGAGCCGAAATCAAGTATGACAGAGAGAAGAACAAACGCGACCTCGAATATCACGAAGCGAGAATGAAGGAATATCTCGACAAATAGCGATCCGGCTCACGGGCGGTTGGTCAAAGGGGTCCCCAAAAGGTCGTAACAGACCTTTTGGGGAGAGGAGGAGCGACGAAATGAACGAGCTTTTCACGCTATGCGTGGAAACGAGTGATATGGAGTTTGCGACGACGACCGCCGCCCTGTTGAGCTGTGGAAAGGAAATACCATGAAATCATTGTCTATCGATCTTGAAACATACAGCGGCGTGAATCTCTCAAAAAGCGGAGTGTACAGGTATGCCGAATCTCCCGATTTTGAAATTCTGCTCTTCGGATATTCCGTTGACGGTCGTGAAGTCAACGTAATTGACCTTGCGAACGGTGAAGCGATTCCGCAGGAGATACTTGACGCTCTGACCGATGATTCCGTTCTCAAATGGGCGTTCAACGCCAACTTTGAGAGAGTCTGTCTCTCCCGTTATCTTTCCGACCTAGGCGTGTGTCTTGACACCTTTCATGACAGTCATCCGCTTTCAACGGAATGCGCCCGTTATCTCAATCCCGAAAGCTGGCGGTGTTCGATGGTATGGTCGGCGTATATGGGACTGCCTTTGTCGCTTGAAGGAGCCGGAGCGGTGCTTGGTCTTGAAAAGCAAAAACTCTCCGAAGGCAAGGAACTCATCAAATATTTCTGTCAGCCTTGCGCTCCGACAAAATCCAACGGCGGAAGAACAAGAAATCTTCCCACGGATGCGCCGGAAAAATGGGAAATGTTCAAGAAATACAATAAGCGCGACGTTGAGGCGGAAATGTCGATACAAATGAAACTTGCAAAATTCCCTGTGTCGGACGAAGTGTGGAATCAGTACCGTATTGATCAGGAAATCAACGACAGAGGCGTTGCGGTCGACATGGAACTGGTGCGCCGGGCAATCGCAATGGATATGCGGTCAAGGCAGGAACTCACCTCCGCCATGAAGGAATTGACAGATCTCGAAAACCCGAATTCCGTGCAGCAGATGAAACAATGGCTTTCGGACAATGGACTTGAGGCAGATTCTCTCGGCAAAAAGGAAGTGGCCTCCATGCTCAAAACCGCGCCGAAGGAATTGCAAAAAGCACTGATGTTACGGCAACAGCTTGCCAAATCATCTGTAAAAAAGTATCAGGCAATGGAAAACGCAGTCTGTGCGGACGGCAGAGCGAGAGGAATGTTTCAATTCTACGGTGCCAACAGAACGGGGCGCTGGGCGGGCAGATTGGTGCAGTTGCAAAATCTTCCTCAAAACCATTTACCCGATTTAATCGAGGCGAGAAGTCTCGTCCGCTCCGGTAATTACGATGCCGTTGAAATGCTATACGGCGACGTGCCGGATACGCTTTCACAGCTTGTCCGTACCGCTTTTGTACCAAAGGATAACCGCAAATTCATTGTTCCCGACTTTTCCGCAATCGAGGCGCGTGTGATCGCATGGTTTGCCGGTGAAAAATGGCGGCAGGATGTATTTGAAAACGGCGGAGATATCTACTGCGCCTCCGCAAGCCGGATGTTCAAAGTTCCCGTGGAAAAGCACGGGGTGAACGGTCATTTGCGGCAGAAAGGCAAGATCGCTGAACTTGCTCTCGGCTACGGCGGCTCTGTCGGCGCACTGAAAGCAATGGGCGCTCTTGAGATGGGACTTTCCGAAGAGGAGCTTCAGCCGCTCGTCACATCGTGGAGAAACGCGAACTCCAATATC